GTACGGGCGCAGTCCGAGCGCGCGCTCCTCGGCCAAGTTGCCCGCGATCGGAACGCCGTCGGGAGTCTGCGCCGGCGGGAAATCGACGAGCACGTGGCATCCGCCGTAGGCCCAGCCGTAGCGCATCACCTGCGCGAGGAACACGTCGAGCGTGCTGCCCTCGCCGTCGACGTCCTCCATCATTTCGGCGAGTTCGGGCGGCACCGTGCCCTTGATCTGCACACCCTTGGAGAAGGGCTTCGCGACGATCGAGCCGACCGAGTCCTTGAACGCCTCGAACAGCGACGCCGAGTTGAGCCGCGCCGTGTAGAAGTGCTCCGGCTCCTTCGCGCGCTGCGGCATGAGCACCTTGCCCTCCTCGCGCATCTTCACGATGCCGCCGAGCAAAGCGTCGATCGCGCGCCACTGCCCGTAGCGCTCCATGCGCTGCCGCGCCAGTGATTTGGTGAAGGCCGACGTAGCGGTAGTCATGTGCTCACGATCCCAGGTAGCCGATGATGGTCGATCCGCCGCCGACCGGGAAACGGCCAACGGTGTAGTAGCCGATCGCGTCGGTCAAGTGCGTCGCCATCGGGTCCGAGTCCTTGTCCAGCTCGCCCGCAGTGCCTTCGAGCGTCATCACGCCGTCAAGGTCGTCGATGGTGCGAGGCGCGCGCACGGGACACGCGAGCATCCGAATCGTTCCGTCAGCCGAGCGCAGTCGCGTCGTCAGCGAGTTGACGCGCGCACGGATCGCCGGGTGAGCGCTCGCGATATCGAGCCGCAAGCGCGCGCCGAACACGCGGCGCAACGTGCGTTCGATGATTGCCCAGTCGGTTCCCGCGATGCCCGATGTCACCTTGTTTCCGCCGCTCGGATCGCCCCACAGTCGCACGGGCCCGCGATGTTGGCCCCACAGTTCGAGGGCCTTGTTCGCGACCATTTCGGAGTTCGAGCCGCGGCGAATCCATACCTCGCCGACGATGCTCGACACGCTCGGCGCGATCTTGTTCCCGAGGCGCTCGATCGCCTTCAGCGGCGGCGCAAGCTCTTGGATCGCGACGCACACGCCCGGCGCGTTGTTGAAGTCGAAGCACAGTTCGAGCGGCGCGTCGGGCGAGTACGCAAGCTCGAAGGCCGCGTGCGTCTCGCGCTCGAACGTGTAGTAGGCGCGCCCCGAGAAGTGCACGCGTTTTGCGCCGTACTCCTGCTCGAACGTGAGCGGGTCCATCGACGCACGCGCGCTCGCGATCTCGGCCGGATCGACGACCGTGTCCGAGCTCCAGTGGTAGTAGCCCCACTCGTGCGCGAAGCGTGGGTCTCGCGCCATCTTCGACAGCTCAGCGAACTGCGACGAAGGGCGCGGCACGCCATAGAGCCACGCGCGGCCCGGCTTGCGTCCGTCGGTCGAAAGCAACGGGCGCAACGTGCGATCCCACGTCCCCGGCTTCACGTCGCTCAGCTCGTCGATCCACGCCTTGTCGGTCGCGATGCCTTCGATTCGCTGCGGTCGATCGAGCCCGACAACTTGCAAGTGCGCGCCGTTCACGCAGTTGATTTGCAAGTCGACCTCGCGCACGTCACGCACGAACCACGGCGGCACCGTGAGCTTGAGGCGCTCCCAGTAGATCGCCTTCGCTTGGTCTCGCGTCGGCGCGCCGAAGATCCCGCGCCAGTCCACGCGATCGGCAGCAAAGAGGCATCGCAGCGAGTCGCGAATCGCGAGTTCGGTCTTCCCGCTGCGGCGCCCCGCTTCGATCAACGCGAAGCGCGCGCTCGAGTTCCACAAGCGCGATTGCTCGGCGTGCGGGCGTAGCGCGGAGATCACGGCGAAGGCGGCGCGTTCGTCGGTGCCGTCGGCGGTTGATCGGTCGGCGGCGCAGGCGGCGCAACGTTCGGCACGGACGCCGCGAGGTGCGAGAGCGCGGCCTGAATCTTCGCCGCGGTTTGCTGCGGGGTCTCGACCCAGTTCGGCGCATCCTTGCGCGCCCAACGCTCAGGGAATCGGCGTTCAAGAAGCCACGCGGCGGCAGTCCATTGGCTCTGCGAATGCTTCAGGATGCGGCCGCGAAACGTGTCTTCCGCGAGAGCCTCGGCTCTTTCAACGAGACCCGCAAAGGTGGCGTTGCGCTTGCGAAATGCTTCGAGCGTTTTGGAGCCCACTCCGGCCATCAACCCAGCGCGCTCGGCTGGCATCCCGAGTCGGATCGAGCGCAGGATGACGAGGATGGTTTCGCGCGTCATGACCGAGCGCGGTCGGCCCGGCTTCAACGGCGGTTCGGAGTTGAGGGCCTCGATCGCAGCCGCTTCCGCATCGGCCTCGATCGTCGCGTCCGATTCCATCTCGAACGTGACGACGGCGTCGAACTCGGCGGCGCGCGTCTTGTCGGTCTTGTGGACACGCCCGCCCTTCTTGCCCTTGTCGTCTCCCTTCGCCATGCCCTCGCGGGTCTAGCGCACGCACGCCCGCAAGTCAACGCGCGGCCGGTCCGTGCGACGCTTCCCCGCGTGTTGCGGCGCGATGGAAAAGGTGCGGCCCCGCGCAGAGGAGTGACTCTCTGGCGAGGCCGCGTGTTGACCGTTGACCGGCTGGTGGCGTACAACGGGCGCTCATGCGCGAGGGGGCGTAACCCTCGCCTGAACTTTTCCACTCACTGAGGATCGCAGCAAGTGAACGCCAAAGAGCGTAGCGCGGCGCCGTCTCGCGTCAACAATTCCCGCATCTACGAGGTTCGGTTTCGTCGCCCGTTTGGCGATGACGAACCGATCGAGGCGCGCATGGTTCCGGCGCTGGTGTTTTTTACGCCCGCCGCCAACGCTTCCGACGCCGTCCACGCGACGCGGTACCAGTTCGAGCGGTGCTCGGACGCGGTCTGGCTGGCGATGACCGGAGGCGCTCCAGACAACGGGGAGTGGGTGCTCGACAGCGTCCGGGCGGTGCGGTCATGAAGTCCCGCCGAGTCCCGTCGGGCTGGGCCGTCACATTCGCGCCCCGTGACGAAGAGTGGGAATGGCTTGAGCTGACGGTGCACCTAGGGGAACACGCCGCCACAACACGGATTGATGCGGCCCACGTCGGTTCGAGCAGCCTGCTGACGCTCATTGCGGAACAGATGGCACCGGGCTACCTCCGAACGCCATCCGGTTGGCGCATCGTCCGCGTCCGCCGGACCTTCGAACTCCAGGGCGAGGCCGCGCCGTGAAGCCCACACGCCCGCGGTTTACCCCGCTTTTCTCGTCCATCCGCCACAGCGACAAGCTGGCCGCTCTACCCGACGACGCGTGCCGCCTGTTCTACCTGATGCTCCTTGCCCAGTGCGACGCGTGGGGGCGGCACGACGCGCGCGCGAAGGTCCTGTGCGCGGACGTCTGGCCCCTGCTCGACCACGACCCGAAGGAGACCGAGCGGTGCCGCGATGCGTGCGCCAAGGCCGGCCTGATCCTCGTCCTTCGGGACGGCGACCGGATGTGGATCCAAGTTCCAGACTGGGAGGCCAAGGCGGGGACCATCGGCAAGCTCGACCACCGCAAGCAGAGCGAGTGGCCGGACACGGGCCAAAATTGGCCCGGCACTGGCCCAGCTCCGTCCAGCTACACCGCTTGCGGGCCAGACTTGGCCCTCGCGCGCGCGGGCGATCTGGATCTGGAGCTTGAGCCAGAGCCCGAGACTTCGTCTTCTTCGAAGACGTTCGCGCCTGCGGCGGCGAACCCGGTTCCCGCGCCCCAAGTCTTGCGCGAGTCCGAAGCGGAGCGGCCGCAGCAACGCAACGGCGATCCGGCCCCGGAGCGGGTCGGCGTGCGCGATGGCCCGGGCCTGTGGGGTCCTCCGCCCCCTTCGAAGCGCGCCGAGCCGATCGAGGTCGAGGCCGTCCCCGATGACGGCAGCGCCGAGCCCGCGGGTGCGAAGCGCAAGCGCGGCGGCGGCGGGGGCAACGCGATGACGCGGCACTGGGACGCAGAGTGGGCGCGCCTTCGCCCCGACCACGGCCCGTTCGCGTGGACGCAAGCCCACGCTGTCGCGCTGGCCAAGTGCGCCGGGAACCCCGGCAGCTCGCCCGAGGAAGTCTGCCGGCGCATCACGCGGATTCTCGCGAGCCAGGATCCTTTCCACCTGCGGGCGGCGACGCCGTGCGTGCTTCGCCAGCAGTGGTCGAACCTCCCCGCCGACATCGTCCGTCCGATGACCGAGCGCGAGCGGATCCTCGCGACGCCGATTCCCGAGTACCCCTTGGGCGCCCCCCCCCCCCCCACCCCCCCCCCCCCCCCCCCCCCCCCCCCCCCCCGCCCCCCCCCCCCCCCGGCCCCCCCGGCGGCCCCCCCCCCCCC